TCAGACGCCGAACGAAAAAAGCTGAGCCACGACCACCGTGAGCCAGCGCAACCAAAGAAAGAAAACATGAAAACTGAATCAAACATACAAAATGCAAAGGGCAGTGGTCGTTGGCTCCGGCGACTGGTTAGGCCGATGGGTGATGAACAATACATCATCGGCGTGGCGCAGGCGGCTCGTCTGACGGTGATACATCAATGCCCACAGACTTCCGCAGATGCTCATAAATCTCCTTCTGGCGTGCCAAGCGTCGCTCGGCGGATTCTGCGGTCAATCGCTCAATCTTGTTCGGGTCGGCGTGCGCCGCGTGTGTCACTAGATGCGCTTCTACTTCGACAAGCTGCGCCTGAATGCCAGCCAATGCCCACAAGACCTGCTTGGCGAAAACTTCTGGATTTGGTTTGCTCATATAAATGTAAATGTGCGAATCGGTCTAACAGTGTAATAGGCCGATCCGAACCCGACCACACATCGAAAAAACCTTTGTGACTAAAAGACATTCAGCGAACAGTGTTCGGGCGAGGGAAAGAATCCGAATTGAGCGGGCAACTGCTCCAATTCCAAATGATCCGAAGCGATACATCCATCATCCACGCTCAAAATGCAAATGGCGTATTCAGGCCACGGATGAAAAGAACCGGGATAGTTTTACGATTCGGCTTTACGAGACGCCGTGGCCGGGCCGGTGGGTGTATTCCGAGCCAAACATCATGGGATTGGACGATTTATTCCAAAAGCTGCGGGTGATGCTAAACAACGCGGCTTGAACTTGATTAGGGTAAAGACCTGATTAAGCCCAAACCACCATTCAAAAACCCTAGCAAATACGCAAAATAATTCCAGAAAACCATTGACTTTACCTGATAATGGAGTGACTATGGAGTGACCAGACGAAATGGCACTAAAACAAGCAAAATCAAGCGTTATGTCGGAATTGGGCGAAAATAAACATGGCTCTTCGAGTGACTATGGAGTGACTAGGAGTGACCGGATGGCGGAACTGGGCAGCGTATGATTCTGACCATCCAAGCCCGTCGTTACACCGGCAACCGGCTGACGTGGTATGTCAACGTGCCGAAGGATTTGCGGGTGGGCATTGGGCAGGCGCGGAAGAAGTTCAAGTCCAGACGCGCCGCCGATGGATTTGCGGCCAAATTGGAAAGAAAACGCCAGTTTCGGGCGTTTTTGAAGGAATTTGCCGATTTTGGGAGTGTTTGTCACAAAACGCCGAATTTTGCCGCGGTAAATGAAAACGGCCAAGAATTGCCTCCGCTTATGCTTTCCGACGCCTTTGCCGCTGTTATCGCCTCAAAAAAGAATTCCGGCAGGCGCAAGAACAGCATTGCAACCCTTACCTGTTCCCTGAAATCGTTCGCCAAAGCCTGCCACAAGCCCGCTGGCGACGTTACGCCATCCGATGTCGAGGCTTGGCTCTACGCCGGCGACTACGCCCCCAAAACGCGCAAGGGGCGGCACACGGACTTGAATACCGCCTTTGGCTGGCTCGTTAAACACCGGATGGTTGCCAGCAACCCGGTGGCGGCGGTTGACCCGCCGGCGGTCGAGTTCAAGTCGGCGGAAACAATGCCAGTGACGGATGTTGCCAAACTTTTGCATACCTGCCAGAAATCCGACCCGGCATTGATTGGCTTTCTCGCGCTGATTATTTTTGGCGGTCTTCGGTCAAAGGAATCCGCGCGCGCGCTTCCGGCAAACGTCCATGATGGAATTGTGGACATCGGCGGCGATCAAACCAAATTGAACGTGCGGCGATGCTTTCCGATTCAACCTGTTTTGGCCGCGTGGCTGGAAGTGCCGGGCGCGGAGATTGGCGGGCAGAACATTTACAACCGATTTGTGGCATTGCGGAAAGCCGCGGGAGTGACCGTGCCGGATAACGGGTTGCGTCATACTGCCGTTTCGTGCTGGATTCCCATATTGGGGCCGGAAAAAACCGCGATTATGCACGGGCATTCGGTTTCAACAATGATGAAGCACTATGCCGCAAAGGTGACGCCCGAAGAAGCGAAACGGTTTATTGAGTTGAGGCCAACGCCATGAGCAAGTTCAACCGATCCGAAGCCAGGAAAACGCGCGTGGACATCTGCGGCGCAACTCGCAATCGCATTTTCCACTCGCACGAAGCGGAGTTTAATTTTATGAGTGACAAGCCGGAATTGAAGCGGTCTTACGTCTTTGGATTCTGCGCGGGGATTCACGTTACCAGCCAGTCAAAATAATGGACACCGACGAACAAATTGAGCAGCCGGAGCCGATGGCGGACGACGAGCTTGAAGCAAAGCTGTCCAAGTTCACGGCCGCCGAGGCTTGTAATTTGCGGGCGTTGTATGACAAATATCTCAAGGGCAAGACTGAAAAATGGCACGAGGAAAAGCTGATAGCTTGTGGCATCATCGGCGGGCGCGTTAAATCCAATGCCGAAATTCCGATGCAATGTTCACAGACACAGATGGCTGCCTATTTGACCGAGACTTATGGCAAGCCAGCTGGACGCGAATACTTCACCAGTCAAATAGCTACATGGATTAAAAACGAAGGCGCTCCGGGGCCGGGCGCGAACCGATATTTAAGCTCGGCTCAATTTATCAAATGGTTTCTGGAAAACAAATGGGAAGGATCGGCGACCGGCGGCGATTCAACCATTGGCGCGGGCGCAAAGGCCAAACAGGAATTGTATGTCGTCCAGTTGCGCCGCGCCGAACGCGCAGATAAAGAGGAGCAACGCAAGTTTGACGCCCGTTGGATGATGACCGAGGCGCACGACTTTTGGGGCGTTGGCTTGGCGACAATCACGCGCCAATCCATGTTGGCCGAGCATAAGAAATTTCTGGACGCGGCGAAACAGGCGGCAAAGGAATCGAGCGCGGATGATGCGTTGGCTGAAAAGATGATGACAGCATTGCGCCCAAAGATGGGTGCGGCGTTTGAATCATGGCAGGCAGACTTCACAAAGCGCACCGAAGAACTGGACGCATCGGCGCGCGAGTTGAGTGAACAAAAAAAGAGCGAGTTGAAGGTGAACAAATTGTGAGCGCCGCCCGAACATCGTCATTTCTCGCAGGGTTCAACAAGGCCATTAACCAAAAGGTGTTTAGGGGCGGCGCGGTTGAGAATCGCGGCGATGCGCCGATGGGAAAAGGTCACGAAAACGACGGGCTTCCATTCGACATTGAGACGTGCTGCTATCTCAAGCCGGTGTTCGCGGCGTATGACAATGCGATACGCGATATGCAGCGGACGGAAATTGTTTTGCTGGCGGGCGTCAAGACTGTCAAAAGTTTTGCGCTTGAAATATGCGCGGCGGATCACGTTGTCAACCGCTCCGGAGATTCCGGGATATTCTTTGGCAGTGAAGATGTTTCGGAAACGGTTTCAACGACCCGAATCATGGCGGACTTCAAAGGTATCCGGCGATTCAAGGAAAAGTTGAAATCCATTACCAGTTCTGGCGGAACCGAACGATTCCAAGTGACCAACGGCGCAATCAAGTTTCCAGACAAGACGTTTTTCCTTCTGCCGGCCAACCTGAACACTTTGCAACAAAAGAACCTGGGCTTTGCTGGAATGCAGGATGCGTTTGTAACGGGAGCAACCGGCGTGATTGAGGAAATGATTGCCCGCACGACTCAATATCGGAACGCGATTGTATTTCTTGAAAGTCAGGGCGGAGAAATCAATTTTGATTTTGACCGGCATTATCGAAACACAAATCAGGGTGAGCTTCATGTCCTTTGTCCATGCTGCGGAAAACCGCACATCTTCACTTGGAAAGCATGGGATGAGGCAAGCATGATGCGGCCACAAGATTTCGTTCCGACACCGCCATTGGATATTCCATCGCTTGACCATGCGGCATGGATTGAGCGTAACCGGCCATTGATGGTCGGCAAGGTTTCCGGATTCCAGCGTGGCGATGACAAGCTGATTAAACGCGAGTCCGGCGAATACAACGAGCAGGCGATTTTGCAAGCGACTCATTTTGAGTGCTTCCATTGTGGCGGAAAATGGTATGATGATGGTGAGTTTGGAAAAACGAGAGTCCATCTGGACAAGACAAGCCATTACGTTTCTGCCAATCCCGATGCGCTGACAAACAAGATTGGATTCAACTTCCCGCAATGGATTAACCGCAGGCTGACGCTGGAAAGAAAATCAGGGTGGGGTCACATGATGCTTTCAAAGTTGCAGGCACATAGAAACTGGCACGAGAATGGGAATTACGAACCGTTAAAAATCTGGTGGCAGAAAGTCGCGGCTCGGACATGGGATGTAAAATTGACCGGAAAATCACCCGAACGACCCGGCGCATCCATTTACGAAATTGACGGCGAGAAGAAGATGCCCGGCGAGAAAGTGAGAATATCCGCCACCGACATTCAGTTCAAATTGACGCACATGGTTTATCTCGCCGTGGCGGTCGGGGACGGAACGCCACCATGGGTTTTGCATTACGAATGGGTCAAGCCGCCGATTGGGTTGCCGGACATTCAGGCAGCGGAGTTTTGCAAGAATCGCGTTCGCGCGCTGGACAAACAATTTGGTATCCAGCCGCACAATTCAATGAAGGATGCCGCACAAG